TGACTTCGAATTTGTCTCCGACACCAGCTTGAGTTTTCATCGTGTCTCGGAATGGATTGAATTCATAGCCGAGATAGTTGGCCACGATCCATTCTGCTTCCGTAGCTTGCGCGAGCTCTGTGACTCTTTCGTGAAAGTTTAAGCCTCGGTTATAGCGTGACTCCGATCCCATGATCTGTTCTTCTGTGGCGCATAGTCTGGCCAATGCTGCAACGTGGCAGAGCTGCTGCATCTTCTGAGTCGATTTGTACTTCATCGAATCACTCCGCAATTGGCGCATTCTCTCCATTGATGATCGGACTTGTCCGTGATGTAAATCCAAACGTGCTTGAAGAAGCATCTCACTTGGCACACTCCCGACAGAAGAAGAGAATGTCTTGCTGGTCAATCCGCTCCATGACGCCTTCGATCTTAGGTGTCGGCTTTGAACACTTGTCGCAGTAATCCCACTCATCGCGACCGAAGGCTTGTATCGCTCCCACATCAGACCTGTGGCTTCCACTGACCGCTGCTGGTCATTACGTACCAGAGCGGATCGCATTGGCTGGCCTTGGACTTCTCAGTACAGCTGAAGTTAGCCCACGCCTTGCCAGTCTTCTGGCTCGTACCTTCACGCCAGACGCGTGTGCCGTGTTGGCAGCGCGGCGCTTCCGGCATAATCTCAGCTCCAATCTTGTCCGTGATTGCTTCGATGGCTGAGCCTATATTCGGCATCCCGATGTCTTTTGAGATAGCCCAAGGATCAGCCTCGACGATTGGCGTACTGTGCTCGACCTGCTCCATATTCTGGCGCGTTGGTCGTGCGTTGGAGATACCTTCCGGCAGGTTAATCGCGCCAAGTACCAGATTCAAAGCGCGGCCTATCGCACTGCTGACCGTATCTTCTACATACCATTTTTTCATTTGCGTATTAAAAGTCGCCACGTGGCCGAAGGCGTAATCGATACCGGCAGGCAGAGTGTCTTCGTGCTCACGATAGACGCGAGCTTCGACAAGGATGTAACCGTCCTTAGCTGAGAAGTCGATGATCGATGTCTCAATCCGGCCGGTGATGTGTGTCTTTTGGAATCGCGCTATTCGAGCTGCGATGTCCTCGTATCCGTCCAAGAAGCTCATCGTGCGTTCTCCTTAGCTGAAAGGTGGCGTGATACCGCACGGCCGCGAAGATAGCCCTCGCGCTGCCCATCCTTGAGTCCAATCGAATATCCGATCATCAGAAATAGGCCACACGCCAAGATGATGGCGACCCACATCTGGATGAATTCATAACTTGTCATAACTTGCTCCCGATTCTAGGAAGCCGCATCTCAGCTCCCTTGTCAGAATCGTGACCGATTAACCGCCTCTGGTCAAGAATCGCGCTCAGGTTTCGGCGTGTCATCCGGCGATTTTGGCTTATCTTTCAGTCCGTTCGACGCCAAGACTGAACCAAGCGCACCGGTTAGGAAGATGGTCAGCGTGGATAAAAGCTCGATGAAGGCTCGATCATTGGGAGCTTGGTCGCCAAGTGGCTGAGTTACAAAGATGAGCGCGTACAGCATTCCGGCGACTGAAAAGCAGAAAGTCGCAGCTAGTACGACTCCGATAAATACTATGAGTCGAGCTTTAAGCTGCTCATTACTGTAACGGTTGCGCTTCACGTGGATCGAATCCGAAGATGTCTTCCGTACATATACCGGACGCGCGGCACTGCGGCGGATTACATTCTGGAGAATCCCAGTTCTCGTATATTTGACAGTCATATCGAGTCCATCCTTGGTAGGCGCACGACGACAGCGAAAGGAGAATCCCCACTCCGACCGCTGCCGCCAGTGCTTTCCGGATCACTTTCCCTTGGTGATTCCGAACGATGCGTCTTGTGGATTTAGGAAGCGAAGGATTACTGGCAAAACAGCCGCAAGGCCAGCCATGCCGATTGTCTTCGGATCGGTAACTCCGGCCATATAGACGGCCAATGATGCGGCTAGGAATGAGCGAAGCCACGATGCTGCTAGTGCTTGGATTTGTTTCATTTCTTCTTCTTGCCTTTCTTGGGAGCTTCATCTGGAATCTCCACAGTTGGAAGTTCTCCCGAATGAGCAACAAGGCGAGCGCGAGCAAAGCCCACAATCTCCTTTCCGATATTGCGACGCTTGATCATGACCATTCCGCCATTACGCTGATCGCCAGTGCCGGATGTGTTGCCTTCGATACAAAGCACCGAAGTCGTACCGACCTTGACCACAATTCCGATATGTGAAATCCGGTCGATGCCATCGTGTGGAAAGTCCATAAAGCAAAGATCGCCCACTTGTGGCTTGTCTGTAATCCAGCGGCCTAGATCTTTCATCTTGTTTGCTCCGGCAGCTGTTGAGACCATCGATGGAATCTTGACTCCGGCTTGATCCGCGCACCAGTTCACGAATGATCCGCACCATGGCAAGCCATCAGCTTTCATAAATTTGCCGTACTTGGTCAGGTTGTCGCCTTCTTCGACTGTGCCGACTTCTGCCAGTGCCACTTCAATCAGCCGCGCAGCTGTGCCAGTTGGATACGTCATCCGAGTAGAAGCTTCGCTTGCTCTTCTGTGATGCCTAATTGTGTGAGAAGTGCTGCACGATCGGCGGCCTTCTGTGCTGTTGCGGCTTGACGCGCTGCCGCAGCTGTAGCGTCAGCTTCTATCTGAGCCAATTCTTCAGCATTAGCGTCGCGAGTAATTTCTTCGCCTGTTTCAGTATTAACGATTGTAACTTGTGGAATTGATGTCTTTGTCATTATTTCACTCCGTATAGGACATAGTTGCCGGATGTTAGGTTGCCGCTTTCGGCAAGAATTGTAATCGAAGTAATTGCAGAAAGGCTTTTATAGAAGCCAATAACGTTTCTAATGGTTGCCGATGTATTGTTCGCATAAGCCTGAATATCAGCAATTTTGTGAATGCTTGTGTTTGTGTAGTTGTAAATTCTGATATTTTCTTGGCTATAAGAACTTCCTGATGAAACTGCATCTCCGCTTGTACGCATAAAGTTTTGATCTGGTGTTGTAATTCCTGCTGCTGCATCTTGACTGTAAATTGTTGCCATTGTGTAGTTTGTGCCGCTGTCGCCGTTTAATCTAATTACTCCTGCACGACCAGCAGTTGCGTTCACTCTGTTAGTAATAACTAATAATAAATCCTGATAAGAACCTGAAATTGAACTAATGGTCACGCTTGCCCCTGAAAGTGTGCCGCTGGCTAGTTGAGTCATCCCACCGCTTGCCGCAGTTGCCCATGATGGCACTCCGCCCGATACTGTGAGCACTTGTCCGGATGATCCAATACCAAGACGAGATTTTGCAGTGCTCGATGTGTAGTAGTCGATGTCACCGGCTGTCGTTCCCGGAGACAAAGCCTTCACTGTTGTATCTACTGATGATCCGAGTGTACGAATGGCGGACGCGCCATCTTTGACGAGTGCCGTATTGTCCGGCGTCGTCCATCCGTAGTTGGTCGTCGTTGCCATGTTTTCTCCTTTTGCTTAGGCGACTATTGTCGCATTTTCCCACGTCAAAGTCGGTGATATTGAGTTCCATGTCTCCGCGATTGGCACATTCGTCCATCTAAAAGCTTGCAGGCTATAAGCCACCGGTGACAGATTGATTGTCAGTGAAAGTCGATTGTATGAAGTAGAGAATGTCCAGCCTTCGACGAATCCTTGGAATGTGCCGCCAATCATGTTGGCTGGCAGGTCAGTGATGTCCAGCGGTAAGCCCATAAAGATCCCAAGCAAGTCATCGCGATCCGCATCTCCAAGTTCGGGATTTGTCAGTTCGTAAGTGAGAGTCTTGAAGATGTCGGACGGATAGGCTCGAAGCTCCAGATAAAATTCGGCTTGGCTCAGAGCGTCTGCTGACTTTTCCAGAGTCGTTGTGACGATGTAGCCCTGCTGGCCGTAGGTGGCGATCGATGCGGAATCACTGGCTGATTGCTCAGCTGACGAAGTTGATCCGTATTTAATCGTCACTGAATTCCGAAGATCACCGGTACGCCTAGCCACCGAGATGCCATTAGATAGCGCGTGATTGGCTGAAAGTTCGCTGTATCCATTAGCTGACAGATACTCGCTTCGATGTGTGCTGTCTGCATAGCAGATTCGACCTTGGCCATCTTCGTACAGATAACCGAGTCCAGAAGTGGCCAGACCCGAGACGATGTTGAGAGCTGTATTTCGTGATGATGATCGAGATGCAAGCTCATAGTCTCCGGGTCGATCTATCTCACCGAGTCCAGCATTCTCCGCGTTTTCCCATGTTGTCGTCGGATCATAAGTCGCCCACGTGAGAGCCGGCGGCACTTCATCCCACGTGTTAAATAAGAGCGGCGAAAGAATCTCGAAAATCTGATTGCCATCATAATCTTTAGACAGCACTCCATCGACCAAAATCTTTGAGAGCTTGGCCAGTGCTCCCATGGCGATGATTTTTATTGACTGCGTAATCATTACCGATCCAGCACTTTTGACCGTCTGTGAAATGTCTGTGACGAAGCCGCCGAAGATTGGCACAAATGTTCCAGTGGAGTCCTTGACTTCGATTGTTATCTGGTCATTCAAATCAGCTAAAATAGTTACATTTTCATCGAGATTAATAATCTCTATTGAGCAGTAACCAGCGGCCGGTTGGACATAAAAGTCGGTACGGCCGGAAGTAATGGACAGATTACTTAAAGTTATATTTGTGTAGTCCACGCCGGCAATCGTGACCGACCAGTCTGGCGTCCAGTTGCTCATCGGTCGTATGCGCCCACTGTGGAGCTGATACCGCCGCGAGCCAGTGAGTCTTGGAAGACTTGCTCGACAGCGCGCGCTGCGCCTTCAGGATCGCCTACAATGCCCATATTGATTGTAACCATGGTCGCAGCTTCTCCACGACGGAATGATCCGACATCGAATTGACTGGTTGGAGCTGTAAGAGCGTTGGCTTGATTTTCCAAGACTCTGAATTCCTTAGTAAGTGCATCGAGCTGCTTTAGACCTGCGCTTCTACTAATGCCACCGGTATCGACTAAGAATTGAAGATCAGCGAACTTCTCATTTATGTTTGTTAGTCGATCCACCAGATTCTTTGCGTTGGTTGCTCCGGTTGGACTGAGACTGCTTCCACCACCAGAGCCACCGCCTGCGCCCATCAGGCCACCGCCGGCACTAAATCCGCCGCCAGTGCTTCCACCACCAGAGCCACCAGATGATCCGCCTAAGTATGTGCCGGATTGAATTGGATTTGATCCACCACCGCCACCACTATCGCCACCGTCACGATTGGCCAGAGCATTCGCCCCAGCTAATACGGCCGCACCAATAGCCACGGCTGCGACGCCTAGAAGCGGATTGAGAGCAAAGGCCGAAGCCACGCCAGCCACGATTGCGCTGGCCTTAAGAGCGTTGTACACGGCAATAAGACTTTTAACCGCTGCGATGGTTGCAGTAACTCCAGCGGCAATCTTTGAGACCACAAAGACCGTGGCGATGACTCCACCAAGAAGGATGAGTTCATCTTTAAAGGCGACGATAGTCTTGATTAGACCTCTGATGCGCTCGCCCCATTCATAAGCCGCTTTAGCTGACTGGTCGATGCCATCTACGAATCCGTCTTGGCCAGTGAGTCCGGCGACAAATAGATTGATATTCGGCACGACAACATTGAGCAAGTATGTCGCAAGCTGTTCGACCACCGGAAGCAGTGCTGCTCCAATAGATTCCTGAGCTTCATCGACTGCTATCTTGACGCGCTCGAACTTCTTGGCTGTTGTCTCAGCTTCATTTTCTGCAAAGTTTCCAAAGGTTCTGGTGAGTTGCTCCATGATCGCATTTGTGTCTTTGGACTTGAGCAGATTGGCATCGAGTCCAAGACCTAGGCGACCGAGCGAAGCGGCATTGCCGTCATAGGCTTTTCCGAGTGCGTTAGCGACGGCCTCAAGTGGCTTACCAGTAGCAGCTGAGATGTCGAGCGATAGATTGAGAAGCTTCTGAGCTTCTTCGACATCGTTGGTACTTCTGGCGAGTCGAGAGAAGGCCGGACGAAGCTGGTCATCGGTGACGCCGATTGCGAGCGATGTCTTGTCTATCCACGCACCGACTGACGCAATCTGAGCATCGGTAGCTGCGGTGGAAGCTCTCAGAGTCTCTGCAAGCTTGCGCTGTGCGGCTTCGTCGTCGAGTGCGTTCTTAATGGCCTTGCTGGCATACGCGCCAGCGGCTGCACCGGCTGCGGCAAATGCTAGGGCTGCTTTCTTTCCGAAGTCGGTGACGCGATCGCTAAAGCTTGAGACTTCACCGGTTGCGCTTTTGACTCCCTTTTTTAATTCATCCAGATCCGCATCGAAGGTAATCTTGACCTTTGGTACTCCGGCCATTAGTTGAGACCCACTTTCTTCACGACGTCTTTGATAAGTTGGATGTACTCCTTCGCCACGATTGGCGCGTAAAAGTCAGTCGCAGGATTGATCCAATATCCGCTTTTCTTTAATGGAGCTTTGAATCGGTTGGTGTACCTCCGATTGAGAGTATCGACGCCCACGTGTGAGCCGTACTCAGTTCCCCAGAGAAGTGCTCCGGCTGGAGCTTGTTGCTGGCGGACTTTTTTGCCCTTGCCGCTTTTGGAAGTTTCGCCGCCGTACTTGCGACCGACTTTCTTTGATCCGCCAATATCTACACGGATGAGACGATCGCGTGGAGTCGTGATGGATTGAGCCACCAGCTTCGTCTGTGGAGCTGGAGCACTTTGGCTGAACATAAAGAGCTGACCGGCAAAGCGTTTCGATAGCGCCTGAGCCGAAGTTCGGATTTCATTTTGAGAATCTTTAGGAAGTGCGCTGAGTAAAGAAAAGAGCTGCTTGAGCTGTAAAGGCTCGATCTCGATGGCAAATTTACCTTGACCGGCTTTGCCTTCAATCAGTGCCATTTCTTTTCTCCAGAATCTCGATTGCTGTGTACACGTCTTCAGCTGTCTCGAACTCACTCCGAGACTGGCCTGTCGCAATGGCCAGTTCCCAGAGCAGTCGATTTACACTTCCGACGTCGTAGCTTTTGGGCTTGAATCTCCGACCGTTATGTCAGAGACGCCTTCAGCCCACGCTTCGAACGGCTTAACCGGCTTACCAGCAGCCTCGCGCTTCATAGCGTGATACGCCAGAAAGAGAAGATCCGCGACGCCGATCTTGTCTTGCGCTTGGCTGATGGTGTGACCGCTGCTGCGTTCCCACTTCATCCATTCCGGTGGAGACGCAATAAATGTTGCTTCTTCACCGGTTGAATATTGAATTGTGATTGGTAGTTTCATGCTCCCGACTCCTTTTTACGCTGAGAATGTTTCGGCAGGTGTACCGACGACAGTGAATGATAGCGAGACAGTCTGCGCGCTTGGTGCAGCACCGCCGACGCTTGGAAATACTGGCATTACGTTGAACGCGAAGACTGCTCCAGTCGCCGCTGTCAATGATGCCGCTAAAGTTGTGTTAGGT